GAGAACGTTTCTCCTGTTATCGACATGCAGCAACTAGCAGCTTATGCTGTTTCTAACTTGATCAATAGTTCGTCAGCTTCTGAAATCAACGTTGCAGATATTGATACTCGTGTGTTGTTGACATACGGTGATATTGAAAACGCTGACGTTCAAACTGCTGGCACTGGTACTGTAACATCTTCTACAAGTAGTAATAAAATCCAAGGTAACAGTACATTGTTTAAAACACAAGTATACCAAGGAAATAAGCTATATAAAGAAGCAGACAATACTTTAATTGGTACAGTTCTTTCTGTTGCTACTGATGATGGTATTGATGCTATTACTTTAACTGATGTAGCTGCACAAACTGTAAGCGCACAAGCCTTCTATATTACAACTGCTCCAACTTTGAGCTTCTTGAATAATGCTGAAGGTTTTGGTAAGATTAGCACTAACATTGATACTGCGGATAACTTGTTGTCTTCAGCAAGCGTTGGTAAGGTTCTGATCATCTCTGGTGTTGACGGTGATGCCGTTTCTCCTAAGTTGATCGACGGCACATATACTATCAAAGACGTTCAAATCGTTGAAGACAAGACATTGTATGCGGGTAACGTTGAGCGTGATATTTGTATCATTACTCTAAACGAAGCCTTCCGTGGTACTGCTTCTATCGACATGATCGCTGATGAAGGTGGTAACTTTAAGATTTCTATCCTAGATAAATACATTGATGATACTGCACCATATGGTGTATCCAATGACGCTAACTATGTTACAAGAACTCTTTCTTTGGCAGAACCAGCTAACAACCTGAAAGCTATCTTTGAATCTAATATTCCAAACAATACTGAATTGAAGGTATATTACAGAACTTGGACAGGTAACGCTGACTTGAAGAAAGTGCGTTGGATTGACAGTGGTTTTGTAAGCGATGGTAAAGACGTTGGTATTGATTTCATTGAGCGCGAAGCTAATGTAAGCAATATTCCTTCTTTCAATAACGTTCAAATGAAGATCGTGTTTAAGTCTACAAAACCAACTTCTGTACCGCAAATTAGAAACCTAAGAGTATTGGCGCTAACATGAGTTTAGAAAAAGTTGAAGGTTATTCTTCTTTGAGGAAAGACACTGCTAACGGTGGTGTCGTTAATGTGGATAAAAAGTCTTTTGAGTCATATAAGAATCAAAGGCTTTTTGCCCTACAAAAAACTCAAGAAGTTAAGCATACGTCTAGTTCCGTAGCGAAGTTAGAAAATGAAATAAATAATATTAAGAGCGACATGCAAGACATAAAACAATTGTTGCTGACATTAATAGAAAAAGGTAAATAATGGCTATTATCAACTTAAGACAAGATAAAGAACGCCCACTAACGATCGAGGAAGTGGATTCTAATTTTGATAATCTAAACCAAGAAGTTGCACAGAAGTTAGATACAACAGCGTTTTCCGCTGCAAACATCTTACTTCTTCTTGAACCAATCCAAGGTGTGTCTTCAACAATTGACGCTAAGAAACTACAAGGTTATCTTCCAAGCAAGACATCTCAGCCAAACACTGCAGTTATTAGAGATTCTCTATCCAACGTTTATGCTAACCAGTTTTATGGTGTGCATATCGGCGCTGTTCTTGGTAACGTAACTGGAAACCTTGTTGGTACTGTTACAGGTAACTCTACAAACGTTGATGGTGTGGTTCAAATCGAACACGGTGGTACTGGTGCCACGACCCCAGTCAATGCCCGAAATAACTTGGGTCTTGGCAACATGGCAGTTCAGAATAAAAGCACTATTGAAATTACAGGTGGTACTATTACTGGCGTTACAGATATTGCTGTAGAAGACGGTGGTACTGGTGCTTCTACAGCCTCTGGTGCTCGAGCTAACCTTGGTGTTGTTATTGGTTCTGATGTGCAAGCGTATGCTGCTATTCTCTCGGGTGTTTCTGCCACAGCAGGTAATGGTTTACTTGTTCGTACAGATACTAACTCTTCAGTTGTTAGATCTTTCACCCAAGGTAACTCTATTGAGATTACTAATGCTAACGGGAAAGACGGCAACATTGGTATTGGTTTAGCATTAAACCCAACTGTATCTGCAATTACAAAATCAGCTGGTTCTAATGGTAGTGGAGATATTGGTCAAGGCACGCAACGTTTTGGTAATGCATATCTTCAAGGGGTTTCTGTTGGAACTTCTACTGCAGCTGAAGCTGGTGGTGTATATGCCACAGGTAACGTTGTAGCTTACTACTCTGATGATAAATTAAAGACTAAACTTGGCAAGATTGAAAATGCTCTTGATAAGATTGAAGAACTAGAAGGTTTCTATTATGAAGCCAACCAGACTGCTCAAGATCTAGGATACAAGGTAAAACGCGAGGTTGGTGTTTCTGCTCAAAAGACCCAAGGCATTATGCCTGAGATCGTTCACGCTGCCCCAATTGATGATAAATACTTAACGGTTGATTATGAACGTTTCGCTCCACTATTCATTGAAGGTATCAAAGAGTTAAGAGCTGAGCTTCGTTCAATCAAAGAACATATTGGGATGGAGTAATAAATGCCTTTAATTACCACACGTGTCACGGCAGCAGCTGACGCAACAGTTAGAAATGTACCGCTGACAAACGCTGAAATTGATCAGAACTTTATCAATTTAAACACAGCAATAACATTAACTGGCGATGCTACAGGTTTTGTTGACAGAACAAGTAGCACAATATCATTTGTAGACGCAACTAGAACTCTATCACTTACACCTACTGGTGCAAACTTTACCATTTATTATAAAGGTAAAGCTGTTTTAATTGATACTGCAAAAACAGTGACGCTCGCTAACGCAACAGGCAGTCACTGGATTCATTGGGATTTTACCCAAAACAGATTAGTTGATTTAGGCGCCACACCAAATATCAGAGACAACTTATTAGTCGCGTACATTTATTGGGATGCAACCGCATCTTATGCTATTATCTTTGGTGATGAACGCCACTCTGTGGCAAGAGATATGACATGGCATCACTACCAACATACCACTAATGGTGCTATTTGGAAGTCTGGTGGAGATGCAACGTACACCATTAATAATACAAACAACGTTAGTTTAGCGATTAATGGCACTATTGTAATTGCAGATGAAGACTTGGAACATAATATTGTTCCTCAAATATCCCCCGCATTACCATACGAGCAGATTCTTGAAAATGCAGCCAAGTTGCCTATTTTGTACTTGAGTGGTTCTACATACAAGCAATCTACTACAGAAGGTACGACTTTGCCGTGGTATCCTTCCACAACAAGAGCATATTATAACCCAATAGTGTCTAACAGTGGATCTTTAGCAACTGCTCCAGCAGATGACCTGTTCATTGTTTATTGGATTGTTGCAACAAACGACTCTAGAACACCAGTTAAATTAGTTATGGGTAGAAATGCATGGGCAACTGCAGGAGAAGCTGAAACAGAAAACTTTGACGCATACGGTCTTCCAATGCCGGAAATTGTACCTATGTATAAAGTGATCTTAAAAACTAGATCTTCTTATACTCAAAACTTGGCACGTGTTAACATTATTTCTGTACGAGAACTAGTTGGTAAGCAAAATGCTAGATCTAACTCGTTTGATACTCTGTCTCATGATTCATTGTCTGACCGTTTCAACGCAGACCAACATGGCATAGGTTCTATCACTGACCTTCAAACCACTTTAGATAGTGTCGCTGGCGCATCCGTTGCCATGGCTATCGCATTAGGATAATAAATAAAGATATGGCAAATACATTTAAATCTTATCTAGCATCTGGTGTTACAACCCAAGCGACAGTCCTAACTGCTGCTGGTGGCACACAGACAACTTTAATCGGCTTATCTTTAGCTAATACATCTACAGGTGCTGCGTCAGTTACTGCAGTTCTAACTAGAAGTTCTACTGACTACCATATCGTTAAGAACGCCACAGTTCCTGCAGCTGATGCATTAGTTTTATATGGCGGTGACCAAAAGCTGGTTATGCAAGCGGGTGATCTTTTAAAGATTACTTCCACAGGCGCAGTTGATGTTATCGCTTCAGTTCTAGAGGTGAGTTAATGGCTCTTCTATCTGGCAGCGCTGCTGCATATAAGAGTGTAGATAGAACAAACTTTACAGCCACGGCTGGACAGACTACCTTCACTCTATCACAGGGATACTCTGTTGGAGATATTGATGTATTTCTAAACGGTATTAAAATTGTTGAGGGTGATGACTACTTTGCAACAAATGGTACAACAGTTATATTAAACTCAGCAGCGACCGTTGGGGATAACGTTCAGATTGTATCTTATAATCAGTTTACCGCTGCTAACACTTATACAAAATCTGAATCCGATACAAAGTATATGGTGGCAACTGGCCAAACGCCAATGGCATCATATTTAAGAACTCCAAACTATGGTGTTTCTTCTTGGTCTGATTCAGCAACAGCATCATTAGAAGCCAGCGTTGGCGCTGGTGAACAAGGTGTTGGTATTAAAGCGTTTGGTCGATCGTTGGTTACCAATGGAGGTAACTTACATTATAGCACAGACACTCGCGGTAGTGGTGGACAACATATTTGGTATGGATATAATGGTTCTTCATTATCCACTCAGATGAAGATGGATAATGTTGGGAGGCTAACTGTGGCAAACCAACCGAGTATGCACCTTGATGGTAATGCAGCGACGATTACAACTGTGGCAAACCAAACGGTAACACAATTTTCACCAGTTCATACTTATGGCGGTATTGTTTGGGACAGTGGCACTGGAAGGATTACTGTCCCAGTCGCTGGGAGATATATTATAACATATGGTATTTACCATTACCACGCAGGTGCCAATAGAACTTTATTGAAACATAACGGTAATATTATTCTTTTAGTGCATTCAAATAACGGCGTAGTGGACGATGGAACACGTGGAGCCACAACTATTAGAAACATGGCAGCTGGAGACTACATTAACATAACATTTGAATATGCAGGTAACTATTATATGGGATCTCAACATTCTTTCTGTTCAATACATTTATTAGGATAAAACATGTCAGTAACTTATACAATTACAATTAGCGAAGCTGAAGATAAAGCACTAAGTGTTGTAGCATATTCTCAACAAGAATGGATAGAAAATCTAGTACACGCTAGATGTGTTTCTGCTATTGAAGAGATCGTTTCTTTAGAAGTCCAACGAAAACTAGCAGCAGGAGAGCCTATTACAGGAACTAAAGAAGATATCGTTCTAGCTGCAGAAATTGAGAATGCAGCTGAGCGCCAAGCCCGCATACAAGCTGAGCTGGCTGCGTTAGAACAACAAGGATAATTAAATGAGTATCGCTAGAAACATGTCGAAAGTGTCTGTTGATACTAACGGATATGTTCAACCGATTTCTTTATCCAATGTAGATGGTTCTTTGTTTTCTAGTAAGATACAGAATTCTTTATTTCCATCGGGTTCTTCAATTCAAATGGTTTCTATGTTATATCAATCATACAACTCTGTAACCATCGATAACTTGTGGGTTAATGTGCCTAATATGTTGTTGAGTATAACCCCCACAACAGTTAACTCTAAAATAAAAATTGATGTTAGATGGTTCGGTGAAGTTTCGAGCGCATGGGATGACGTATTTGGAATAACACGAAATGGCACTATTATAAATTTACCAACTGGCACTTCTAATAGAAACGCTGCTCTTGGTATGCCAGTTCAGACTTATATTGCCGATGATAATAACAGTACTCCAGAGTTATGTTTTATTACTACAATCGACACTCCTGCAACTATATCCCCAGTTACATACAGATTAGTTGCTAGAGCTAACACAAGTAGAACTTTAATGACAGGTCGCGTTTTTGATAGTGTCACGCAACAAAGTAACTACGAACAAGGTTCGTGTGAAATTATTTTAACGGAGTATGCGGGATGAGTAATGCTAGAAATATGGCTAGGCTTTTAGCCAACGATTCTGGTGTAATTTTAAAAGCATCATTACCAGATATTCCTGGAAGTGTTGTAACTGGTACTATAAATTCAAACCTGTTACCTTCCGGAAGTATACTACAAGTCAAATCCACTCTGTTCACATCGATCAATACAGTAACACTTGACCTCGGTTATTGGTCTAATGTACCTAGCGTAAACGTATCAATTAACCCTCTACGCAGTAATTCTAGATTTAGAATTGACGTTAGATGGGGTGGTGAAATTTCTAGTGCATGGGATGTAGTTTTCGCGATAAGTAGAAATGGTACTATCATCGGACTTCCAACACAAGAAGGCACTCGTATGGGCGCTGTTGGTATGCCCCTGCAAACGTATATTGACGATAACAACGATAGTACTCCAGAATATACTTGTTTCTCTTACATAGATACACCAAACACACTAGCTCCAATCACATATACGTTAGTTGCTAAAGCGTGGTCAGCAAGAACGTTATACACAGGGTCAACTGTTAACCAAACAGATGGATTGACATATGAACGAATATCCAGTGAAATTATAGTAACAGAGATTGCGCAATGAGCAAAGCTAGAAACATCGCAAGATTATTATTGAGTAACAGCGGAGTTGTTCCAGTCAGCTCAATCCAGTCTGTAAACGCATCAAGTATAACATCACAGTTATCTCATAGAAGTTTACCAGCGGGTCAATCTTTACAAGTACAGTCTACTTTTTATAACTGGTATAATAGTATGTCATTAACAGGTTCTTGGCAAAACGTACCAAACATGTCAGTTAATATTACACCTAAATTTGTCAATTCTAGAATAAAAATTGATGTTAGATGGTTCGGTGAAGTTTCGAGCGCATGGGATGTTACATTTGGTATAGCTAGGAATGGTACACCAATTAACTTACCAACACAAGAAGCATCTCGATACGGATGCCTCGGTATGCCTAACCAATCATATGTTAACGACGATAACGACTCAACACCAGAGTTTTCGTTCTTCTCAACAATAGATGCGCCAAATACAATATCCGTTATAACATATACTATGGTCGCTAGATCTTATGGTGATACACGCACAATGTGGAATGGTAGAGTTTTTAGCGGAACAACAAACGGCAATTATGAACAAGGATCCTCAGGGATCACAGTCACGGAGTATGCTACATGAGACATCAAGCAATTAGAAATTTATACGAAAATGTATGGTCAATTTTAACAGATGAAAACGGAGAACACGCATTCGATCAAAGCGGCTCTCCAGTAATTTATGATGAAGATAAAGTTCAAGAAGAAGCTGACCGATTACAAAAAGAATTTCTAGAAAATAAATATAAGTCACTAAGGGCAAAAGAATACCCATCAATTAAAGATTTCGCTGATGCTATGTTCTGGGCAGACCAAGGTGATGACACAAAGTTAAATGAATATTATTCAGCTTGCCAACTAGTAAAAGATAAATATCCAAAAGGAACTGTATAATGAGTTTACTAACAGGACAAAACGCAACAAGATTCTCACAATATACCGCTGATCAATTCACGGGTAATGGAGTGTTGACAACATTTACACTATCAAGAACTCCACCTAGCCCTTCGGCTTTGATGGTTACTATTGATGGTGTTAAACAACATTCTTCTACGTATTCAATTGGCACTAATCAGATTATTTTCTCTGAAGCTCCTCCTACAGGAACTTCTATTGAAGCCATTGCACTTGGAGTGCCAGGTGTAGCTTTTGAAGTTCCAGACGCTGGTGTTACTTCTGCAAAATTAGCAGGTGACTCTGTGTCAACAATTAAGATTTTAGACTCGGCGATTACAACCAGTAAGATGGCCAACGGGTCAGTTACTGTATCAAAGTATGATACACTTAGTTCTACTGGAACTGGCGGTATAGTATTACCTGCAGGAACGACATCACAACGCCCAACTAACCCACCAAATGGGTCATCTCGTTATAATACAGAATTAAATTGCCAAGAATATTACTACAATACTTTCTGGTTAACAGGCGACCCAACATCAACTCCTGTGATGCCTGCAGGCGCAGCTTCTTGGGGTAATAATTCATCCACAGGTCTTAAAGCTCCTCTTGGTAAATCTTGGACAGCAGTCGGTGAAAGAACTTCTGATGCAACATGGGTTGTACCAGCTGGTGTATTTTACATCTTTGTTAAGATGTGGGGTGCTGGTGGTGGCGGTGGCGCTTATGGTGGATGGCGTAACGGTTCTTGCGGCGGTGGTGGTGGCTACACGCAAGGTATCATCCCTGTAACACCAGGTGAAAGTATGACGTATCGTGTGGGTCAGCGTGGTTACTCTCGTTGGGGGGCCAACAAAGCATATCCTGACGGCGGTGGTGCTTCTACTGGCGGTGGTGATAACCAATATGCAGGCTCGGCTGGCGGATCTACTTCAATTAAAGTGCCTAGCCTTTCTGCAGAATTTTGTTTATTTGCAGGTGGTGGCGGAGGTGGTGGATCTGTTAGCGGATATGCTGTTAACTCAGGTGGTGCAGGCGGTGGATTAAATGGTCAACCAGGAGCATATACTGCATACAACTCTAATGGTACGAACTTTGGAGGCGGCGGTAAACAAGATTCAGGTGGACGAGGTGGAACAGGTAACAATAGTACAGGCGGAGCTGGTTCTTTTAAGCAAGGCGGCACACACCAAAACGGTAACAACTATGGTGGTGGTGGCGGCGGTGGCTGGTACGGTGGTGGTTCTGGAGCTTATGGCGGTTCATCTATGGGCGGCGGCGGTGGTGGTTCTGGATATGTTCACCCAATAATTATTGGGGCAACTATGACAGGTTCTGGTAATATTCCAGCGAACCACTCAGATGTTTTCTTGGGTCGTTTCTGCGGTCAAGACGATCTTCAATACGCTCGAGGTGGTGAAGACGATGGATACGGTGGACCAGGTCTATTAGTTTGGTGGTTTTAAGGATAAAATATGGATATCGTACAAGCAATTATGTTTATTATGCCTATGGCGAAGTATACCTTTAACGGTGATACTTTACCAGAAGGTGGTTGGAAATACTCAGACTTAATTTGGGAAGACTTGTTTTTCCCTAAACCTACAGAAGCGCAGCTTGAAGAAGCATACGCTTTAAGTAAAGCTGCATATAGTCATCCAGACGGAGATTATAGAAACCTTCGCAAAGAACACTACCCTACTGCTGATCAACAACTAGCCATTATCTATGATACTGGTATTGAAGGTTGGAAAGCATACATCAAGAATGTTAAAGACAACATTCAGAAACCTACAGTGGAATAAAACATGGCACTTACAAAAGTATCAAGTGGAGTCGTTAACCAAGCATTAACTGTTAATACTTTAAATGCAACCACAGTTAAAGCAACTAATATGCAAAACATTAGTGGTACATCTGCAGTTGACGTTAATAAATTATCCACAAACCAAGCCAGATACACTCGCCAAATTATAACTCAGGTTGATACTACAGATAGAACTACATCAACCACTTGGACATTGGGGACAGAATTACCAACTATGACTGATTTCAAAGCTGGTTCTCTTCTTAGAATATATTACATGTACCCGTGTAGAAACGATTCATCTAGTTGGGGTGGTCTTTATTTTGAGCCTCAAATTCGTTTCAATAGCTCAACGTGGCAAAGTTGCGGTTCTCGTGGTTATGATGCCGTTATGGATCTGAGCCCTGGTTCTATTTCATCCACAACAAACACTATGTTAATTGACCCAGCTGCATCTGTTGATTTTACAGCGCAATTAAGATTCTATTTTAAGTCTTATGATGGTAGTGTTGGTTTGAATAACGGTAACGGACACGATATTAATGCCATCTCTGGTACAGCGACGATTATGTCTGGTAATAATGGTAACCAACACTATGGTCATTGGATTATTGAAGAACTTGCAATCTTCCGTGGAGCAGCATAATACTAAATATATAAGTTATTGACTAAGGTAAACAAATGGCTGTCGCATCTAGAGAACAATTAAAACAATACGCTTTGCGTGCACTAGGTGCACCTGTGTTGGAGATCAACGTAGACAATACTCAACTAGAAGATCGTCTAGATGAAGCGTTAGAATACTGGAATCTATACCACTACGAGGGTGTAGAACAAATGTATTTGAAGCACCGTATTCGCGCATCAACGCTAAACCTTCAATCTAATAACGGCACTCAATTTGAAGTTGCTGAAGTTATCACAGGCGTAACATCTGGTGCCAAAGCCAAGGTTATCCCAGAATCAGGAAGCCAACCAACTAACGATAAGATTTTCGTTAGAAACGTTGTTGGTACTTTCGTTGCTGGAGAAACTATTACTGGTTCTTCTGGCCATACTGCTACTCTAGCTGCATCTAATCCAGCTACTCTTGGTGAATACGATCTAAAATATATCACTGTACCTGATTACGTGTACGGTGTTACTAAGGTATTGAACATCGGTCAAGCATCTTCTTCTAAGAACATCTTTGACTTACAATACCAGCTACGTTTGAACGACCTGTATGACTTAACTTCTACGAGTATCGTTTACTACAAGACTACTATGAGCCACTTGGCTATGTTGGACTTGGAATTGAATGGTCACGTTCTATATCGTTTTAACCGATTACAGAACCGAATGTATCTAGACATTAACTGGGAAACTGATGTTATCATCGGTGACTATATTTTAATCCAAGGATACCGTGCACTAGACCCATCAACATATACTCGTGTATTTGCTGAGCCATGGTTAAAACACTATACAACTGCATTGTTCAAGAAACAGTGGGCAGTTAACATTAAAAAGTTTTCTGGATTACAATTACCAGGTGGTGTAACTCTTGATGGTGATAAGCTGTATGCTGAAGCAACTAAAGAAATCGACGAGTTAGAAGACGACCTACAAACAAAATCAGCACCGTTAGATTTCTTCTTGGGGTAACTTATGGCAACAAACCCGTATTTTACCCAAGGCACTTCTAGTGAGCAGGATCTTATCGAAGACATCATCATTGAATCTTTAAAGATCTATGGTAAAGACTTTCTTTACATCCCACGCACTCAAGTATCAACTGATCGTATTTTCGGCGAAGATCGATTGAGTAAGTTTGAGCATGCATATCCAATCGAGATGTATTTTGATAACATTGAAAGTTTGGCTGGCCAAGGCGCGATGATTCAAAAGTTTGGTCTACTGATGGACCAATCTGCAACTCTAACTGTTGCCCGTAAACGATGGACTGATCTAATCGGTATCCATGGTACAACATATCTACCAAACAGACCAAACGAAGGTGATTTGATTTATTACCCTTTGACTAAAGGTTTGTTTGAAATTAAGTTTGTTAAACACCAAGAACCTTTCTATCAACTAGGTCGCTTGTATACTTACAAGCTGGACGTTGAATTATTCCAATACAGTAGCGAGAAGATTGATACTGGTATTCCTGCTGTTGATGTGTTCGAAGACCTCAAGTCGTTCGATGTAGCGGTTAACCCAGAAATTGAAGACGCTACTGGATTCGCGGATAACCAAACATTCAAGGATAAGGCTGTATCCGAAAATGCCATATTTAATGAAACAAATCCGTTTGGAGAAGTCTAATGCTTAATGATAGTGTATTTTATCATGGAATTACTAGAAAATGTATTATCGGGTTTGGTCGGTTATTTTCTAACATCTTTATTGATCGTAGAATTAACGATCCAGTAAACGGAGAACATGCTCAACGTATCCATGTTCCACTGTCTTATGCCCCAAAAGAAAAATGGTTAGTTCGTTTGGATGAAGATCCAACGTTAGAGAATCATACCTTAACTTCTCTACCACGTATGTCATTTGAAATTATTGCATATACGTATGACTCTTTACGTAAAGTAAACCGCATGCAATATATGAAGAACGATGCTTCTTCAACTAATGAAACAACCACAGCAGTTGTTAGAACCCCAGTACCATACAATATTGATATGTCTTTGTATATTGTTACTAAGACTCAAGAAGACGCTCTACAAATTATTGAACAAATCCTTCCATGGTTTACACCAGAATATTCTATGTCTATTAATGCCGTAGATGATATGGGTATTAAGCTAGACGTTCCTGTTGTTCTAAACTCAGTTATTGTATCAGATGAATTTGAAGGCACGTTCCAACAACGTCGTTTTGTTATTCATACAATTAACTTTCAAATGAAGGTATCTTTATTTGGTCCAGTTTCTCAACAAGGTGTTATTTTACAAAGCGATGCAAATCTATCTATTGGTGAAAACGGGTTCTCTAAATACAGAGCAACAGGTGAATTTGGACCAGATGGCGAGCAAACTATAACAACTGACGGCTGGATAAACGAATTATAAAATAAATTATGGCTGAAGTATATAATAGTAATGCGAATTTAAAAGCTGCTGGTATTAGTTTTCAATTTACTCCTGATCAAGTTCAGGAGTATATCAAGTGCGCTCAAGACCCGATCTACTTTATCGAGAACTACTGTTACATTGTTACACTTGACTATGGTTTAAAACTTTTCAAGCTGTATGATTGTCAGAAGAACAAGATTAACATCATTCATAATAACCGTCGTGTTATTCTTATGGAAGGTCGTCAGCAAGGTAAGACGACTTCTTCTGCAGCGTACATTCTCTGGTATACATTATTTCACGATAACAAAACAGTTGCTATCTTAGCTAACAAAGCTGCCGCTGCCCGTGAAGTTTTAGATCGTTACCAAACAATGTATGAGCACTTACCTAAGTGGATGCAGCAAGGTGTTACTGGTTGGAACAAAGGTGATATCGAACTAGAAAACGGTTCTAAGGTATTCACGGCTGCTACTGGCAAGTCTGGTATTCGTGGTAAGTCTGTTAACATGTTGTATGTTGACGAAGCTGCGATTATTCCAAACAACGTTGCTGAAGAATTCTTTACTGCGGTTTACCCAACTATTTCTGCGGGTCAAACAACTAAGATTCTACTGTCTTCAACTCCACTAGGTTATAACCACTTTTGGCGTTTCTGGAATGATGCCGAGAATGACCGCAATGGTTTCGTTCCGCTGTTTATTCCATATTGGGAAATTCCAGGTCGTGATGCAGCTTGGGCTGAAGAACAACGCAGGATGTTGGGTGAACTTAAATTCAACCAAGAGGTTCTATGTAACTTCTTAGGTTCTAGCTTAACGCTAATCCGTTCTGACGTTATTGCTAAGATGACGGTTGATAAACCTATCATAAGCAAAGATGGTTTAGACATATTCGAGAAGCCTCAAAAGAATCATACTTATTGTGGTATCGTTGATATTGCTGCTGGTGTTGAAGGTGACTTTTCAACTATCCAGATGATTGATATTACGGAAACACCATATCGCATCGTTGCTAAGTATAAGAGGAACGATATTACACCACTGTTATTCCCAACTATAATTTTTAAGGTTGGCACGGAATATAACAATGCGTTTATTCTAATCGAAACAAACGTATCTGATCAGGTCGCTCAGATTATGCATCAAGAACTAGAGTATGAGAATATTCTTATGGTTTCTCGGGCTAATGGAGTACAAGCTATCGGTGGAGGTTTCGGTGGTGCAAAATCACAATTAGGTGTCAACACTGATAAGCGTGTTAAGCGTATCGGATGTCATAACTTTAAAGCTATGGTTGAAGAAGACAAACTTCTAATCACAGACCCTGACACAATTTCTGAAATATCTACATTTATTGAAAAACGTGGATCTTATGAAGCTGATGAAGGTTATCACGACGACTTGGTTATGCCGTTGGTTCTATTTGGATGGCTCACAACTCAGAGTTATTTTAAAGAACTAAATAACATTAATATGCGCAAGATTATGTATGAGAAGCAAATTAAAGCGATTGAAGAAGATTTAACCCCGTTTGGGTATTTTGACGACGGTAAACCTGAAGCTGATCCGCTAAACTTTTGAGTGAAAACCTGTAAAAACTAAATAAATTCGTAGACATTTTTGTCTAGGCAATCATTATAAACAAGGAGAACAACAATGCCGTTTCAATTATCTCCAGGCGTTGCAGTCGTAGAAAAAGACTTTACTTCTATCGTTCCTGCCGTAGCAACCTCCATCGGTGCGTTTGCTGGTCAGTTCGATTGGGGTCCTGTTTTGGAACCAATTACAATTACCTCAGAAGATGAGTTAGTTCGTCGTTTCGGTACTCCAAACAACAATAACTTCCCGTCTTTCTTCACTGCTGCTAACTTCCTATCTTACTCTAATAACCTACTATTAGTCCGTCAACAAACTACTAACATGAAGAACGCTGTTGTTACTCCAACAGGCGCAGTTACTTCAGTTGATATCGTTGAAGGTGGTTATGGTTATGATTCTTTAGCTGCAGCACCTGCAGTTACTATTTTAACTAGCGGTTTGATTAGTGCAGTAACAGTAACTACCCAAGGTACTGGTTATGTATCTAACCAAAATACTAGCCCTGTAGTAGATGTCAACGATCCGACAGGTCAAGGTGCTAGATTATCTGCAAACATCTCTGGTGGTCGTATTGTATCTATCGATATTCTTACACCAGGAGCAGGTTACACTAATCCAACCATCGTTATTTCTGGTGGTAATGGTACTGGTGCAACTGCAACAGCTACAATTAAAAACGTTCAAGAAGATGGTGGCATCGCCCCAACTGCAGTTGCAGTTCTATCTGGTGGCGCTATCACTGGTATTAACCTTTCTTCTGGTGGATCAGGATATACTTCTTCACCGACAGTTTCAGTTGTCCCTGCAAACGGAGACACTGGTAGCGGTGCTACTGCTAGTGCAGTTCTATCTGGATCTGGTGTAACTACTGTTACATTGTCTGCAGGTGGTACTAACTATTCATCTCCAACTATCAACTTTACAGCTGGTGCTGGCGGTGGTTCTGGTGCTGCTGCGACTGCAAACCTTTCTGGAGCAATTAGCTCTATCACTTTAGTTAGTGTTGGTTCTGGATATGCTACAACACCTACAGTTTCTATTACTGGCGGCGGTGGTACTGGTGCTTCAGCGGTTGCAACTACTGATGGTAATGAAATTACTTCTATTTCTATCGTTTCTGGTGGTACTGGTTATACTTCTGAACCAACTGTTACTATTACTGGTGGCGGTGGTACTGGATGTGTAGCAGATGCAGTTGTTGATTACTCTGTAATTTCTTCTATCACTGTAACTCAAGCTGGTACTGGTTATAC